TAGTAAGATAGACCAGCTACCATGCATGGTAAGAACCGGAAAGGTGCATCTGTTGTATTTTGTAAGGTATCTGCGTCTTGAATACGGTTTACAAAATAATAAACTAATGTTTCTGTAGAATCATTAGGTGTAGGCCACAACGTAAGTACTGGGGTGGTTTGTCTATCAAAAAAGTATTGAGTAGGTCTTCCAGAAGTAGTTTTATTAGTAAGATTTAAATAATCACCTCTAGAAATTTTGGTCAAAGGTAAATCTACGTTACTTGTGTTTCTAACCACAATTTCTAGTAAGTCGGCAATATTACTTGTCAAGGTATATGAGGCTGTTCCAGAGGTTAAAGCCTGAGTTCCAGCGGTAACAGTCCAAAGATTTAGTCCACGATTTGCCCAATCAGCAAACATCAGATTTAAAGACCTACGAGCTGTCTTGGCATCATAACCCGTGCGAACTTCTAGTCCACACCGTTCATATGACTCCTCGATGATCTCACCTACGTCAATATCAAAATCTCTTGAACCGGAAGTTGCCATTACATGCGACCTCTAGGTTTCCGCGTTGGTACAGAACCCTGCATCATATTTCCAAGATTCTCGGCAAATAACTGCGCTCTTTTCACATCTACATTGCCACCCATCTGGTAGCCCATTGCCATAGCTTTGCGTGGACTTACCAAACCGCCATCTTCGTAGCCCATTTTGGACTTCTTGGCTTTCTTTTTTCCATACATTACTTTTTTCTCCTAACCGATTTAACACGGCGGGGTTTACCCGCAGGTTGTCCCAAACGCTTTTTCTGAGATATTCTACTCTTTTTTTCGCTTGCAGACAATTCGCTTGACGTTTTGGGGGTTTTACTAGACACCCGCTTAGTCGGGCGACAATAAGGGACACCACGTTTTTCACCCTTCTTTCTTCCGCAAACCTTACCCGTGCGGACATCTTTCCAGTCCTCTTTGAACCATCTTTTAAGTGCCGCGCCTTTTTTTGTTTTACGAACTGCCATCAGGATTGCTCCACTGCACCTTTAGTTCTTTTACGCCGCCTAGGTAAAACCTTGCCACAACCTCTAGCCACTGCCGTTCCCGGAATAGACTTACCTCTAAACTTCCGTTTTGGCTTTGTTTGTTTCATTAGAAAGTCTTACCTTTTCTTTTGCTAGAGCCACTCTTTCTTTTAGAGCTTTTACTCTTTCCTCCAGTGCCCCAGTTTTTGGCTCCAACTTTTCGACACTTAGCAATTGCTCCGCTAGCATACGCTGACGGAAAAACTTTATATCTTGCTTTAACTTTTTTATAACATGCATCTTTTGCCATTATGCCTTCGCCTTTTGTTTAGCTTTTGCACTTAGATCTTTAAAATGAAACAACTTTTGCGAAGTTTTCGTATGGTTCTTGCCTGAATGGAGAACTCCGTTAGCCATCTTGTGAGTGCCACCAGTAAATAATGTGCCATCTCTCTTATAATGTTTAACGCCCTTCATTTTAGAACTCCTACTTGATGGTGATTTTGAAATCTGTTGAGGGATTGAGCTGCGCGAGATTGCCATCGTATGTCCTTCCCGTAAACTCCTCCCACATGGGTCTGATCATGTCATGAAGCTGATTTACTTTTTCGTTGTTAGCATCCATCTTCATAGCCATGACCGCTACATTCTTGTCAACCTCAATAAGAGTTGACGATATCCATGTCAGTCCTGCGACACACGCACCAACAAACGCAACAAAGATGGTTCCTGCTATAAACTGAGAGCTTAACATTTCCACCTCCGTCTTGCTTGACGCAACCGTGAATTTGGATTCTTCGCCGCCTTTGGAAACTTCTTCATCTGACCAGCGGATCTAGCACAAAATGACTTACGCCGTTTAGCTGCTGCACTGCCTTTTTTAACTTTCCCCGTAACAGCGGTTTTTAGCTTACTGCCGGGGTTGTCTCTCTTATATTTGGCAACACCAGCCTTTGTCATTCCCGCCCCACTTTTTGTGGAGCGGTAATACTTTTTTGTCTTCGGAGGCTGCTTGTCTGCCTTACGAGCCATTGTTAATAGCTCTTCTGCACTTGCATAATGATAGTGTATGTATCAGCAGAAGTATGACCTACCGTTGTGAACATGATATCTCCGGTCACACCAGAACTTGCAGGATTTGGTAATCCTCCAAAAGAGGTGTAATCATGATGTCCACTTTGGTTTTCGCCTAATTCAATACAAAAGTCATCTGTCGTAGCATCAAACAGAATTTTAACTTTCATACCATTACATTGCCACCAAATCTTTTCTATGGTAGCTCTGGTACATGTACTGCCATCTATACTTGCAGACAGTGCAGATACATCAATTTTTTTAACGGCACTCTCACCTGAACCATCCGAAATATTAGTAAACTTAAATATTGCCGTTTTCGGGTTATCAGTAAGTGTTTGCGATGTTACAGCGTCTGCCATATCAATCTCCTAAATCAATCAACTACGCAATTTGAACGTACTCGATGATGAATGTGAAAGAACCTGCTGTTGTTGCATCAACTGTATTGGTGATGTTACAGAAAATTGTTCTTGCTGTGTCGGTGTACTGTACAGAAGCTGGGGCTGTTGTTCCACTCTGCGTTTGAGCAACCAAAGCCGTGGTCGTTACGTTGTGTACAACAACAGTTGTACCACCATCAAGGATTTCATCAGCAACCGCCGCAACAATCTGTGCGCCAGAAGAAGATGTACCAACCTCATAACCAATATCGCCTGTTCCAATAACTGGAGCAACGTCACAAAAAATCTTAATGTCAGTGATGATTGTATTTGCTGGTTGTGTGAACTCACCAATAGCTGGACTGTCACCTGCTGTTGTATTCACAGTAACACCACTGGCAAAGCCAACGTGTTTTACAAATTTATTTGTTACAACTCCAGTTGATGCAATAACTGCAACATCAGTGAAGGCACCTGTTGTGGAGTTTTTAGAAACAACTTTAAAGCCGTTTTCGGAACGAACTGCTCCGGTGAAAGTAGTAGTAGCCATTTAAGTATCTCCTGTCGTGGCTAGTGTCAGTCACCCAATGTGACTGTCAGGGTAAAAATACCATACACCAAAAAAAGAAGAGCCGCAATAAATACGACTCTTAGTTAAGGGAGGAAGATATATCTCAACAATGCGTAAGATATAAGAACATCTTAACATAAAAAAGGGCGACTAAAAAGCCGCCCTTTAGATTCCACTAGAAAGGAATTACTTATGCGCCTGGTGATCCGAAGATCGCACGAGGATCAGAGAAGCCGAAGCTGTAACGCTCACGAGCCTTGAAACGCATGTTACCAGTGTCAAAGTCTGCTTCCATCTGTGTTGACAGAGGAACCCGCTCAAAGTGAACGAAACCACGAGGTGCGTCAGTCATAACGAAGAACGCATCTGTGTCTGTAAGGAAGTCGTTGACGGCATAACCATCAGGCAACATTCCCATAGACCGTACTGCGTTAACGTCATTGTCTGCGGTTCCAACACGAAGGTTTGATACCATCAAACGCTCTGCAACGAATTGCAGTTGACGAGGCACAATGAGTTTCATACCACGGAGAGCAACTTTCAAGCCACGCTCATCAACAAATCCAGCGATGCTAATAAGAGCGTCCTCAAGTGAGGTTTCGTTCAAATCAGCAGCAGTGCCAGGCTCGTTGTTGAATGTGCCACCGTTAGTCAACGGGTGTGAAGCATCACAAAGTGCAACACCATCACCACCAGCATTTGCACCAGCCGAAAACGCATTGTTTAGAATGCTAGCTGCTTTAACCTGCTTTGTGTGAGCCATTGAACGAGCAAGAGCACGAGTGTAGCGAGATGAAAGACGATCATAGAGATTGTCCTCAACTGCTTCTTCAGTGATTGAAAATGCAAGTGCAATGGTTTCATGGTTGTACCGAGCGGTATATGCTTCGTTGGCATCATCAAAACTGATGGAAGAACCTTCCGACTTAGTCGGGGCGGCTCCAAAGCCTGAAAGCATTACCTCTTCTTCAAATGCACGATCTGAAGACTCAGTGGTGAAGATTTCCGAATGCTGGTTCTCGTACCTTGTATACTCCATTCCAAATAGAGCATTGAGGCCTGGTTCCAGTTCTTTCGCTAGTTGTGCGCGAGAAATAGCCATTGATCAAGCCTCCTTATACGCCAGTTGTAGAAACAGTACCAGCAGCAATGGAGCCTGTCGGCGCATTGAAGTGGTTGTTTATACGAACAATTAATGGAATACCAGCAGCAGTAAAGTCATTGTTTCTTGGGTCATCAAGGATACCCATGATACGCAGAGCTAAAGTGTTGGTGGTGGCGATAGTATTCAAGTCTGCTGTTGCAGAAGAGATACCAGATGTAGTCGAACCGCTGTTACCAGTTGCAAACGCAATGTTTGCAAACACCGCTGCACGAACTTCTGCTTCTGTATTAGCGGCAGAAACTACGTTTGATGTAGCGATAGTAAACAATTGTGCGGGGTTGTCATACAAGAAAGCCTTAACGGGGAAATTAGAATCCGCGCCAGAGCCAGGCCAAGTATTAGAACGAATTACTTCTCCAGTAGTAGAACTGACGTACTCACATCCGTTAAACACACCCGCGATAGCTACGTTACCACCAGCGGCGGCTTGTAGATCATCAATCACTCCACCAGCTAACGGAATAACCGCCATGCCTTGGAAGATTGGATTTGAGTTGTCGGACGCAATGCGATACTCAGTCGTACCAGTGGAATTAGGTGCTGAACCCAATATGCCATGCGGTCTTAGACCGAAGGCTCCATTGATATTTGGCATGAGAAAATACTCCTTATCTCACTATGGTTTACTTGGAGTTGTCTGATCGACCTCCAAAACTTACACGACTTTGCCTTTCATTACTGATAGGCATCGAAGGATGTTGTTCCTTCATTAAGTCCTGATCCACAGCAGTCATTTGTTCGCGTGTCCGTCCACGGTAATATTCGGTTCGTTCCTGCGCTGTCTCTTCAGGTATTCGGGCTAACATCAACCCACCATTTCCAATCACACCAGCATGACTTCCTTCGTCAATGACTGCAAAATCATTACTACTAAACTCATCAGCTCTGACAGGTTCCCATCCCTCACGAAGTTTCGCATGGACGTTCATCTTGTCTTCATCACCTCTGGTAGCAGTCCTGATCCAACGATGTCTATATCCATCGGGAGCTTTAGGTGCTTCTAGGCGGCTGGGCGGTGCCCAAGGCTTTCTGCGCGATGTCTTTTCGCGGGTTTCGGTAGACCGAGATTGTCTTGTGTCACTCATGGCTAGTCCTTTACATACTTAGCGTATTCTTCAAGAGGAACTCCAAGTTTTTTTGCCATAGTCACTTGTGACGGAGACAACTTGACGGTCCTGCGCCCCTGTTTTGCACTGCGGGATGCGGAGGTATTAGCCGAGGCGACCCTTGTACCTCCTCCGTTTTTCTGACCACCGAACTCATTTGGAAACTTATTTTTTATCCGGTTGTCAAGTTCACTATAGTACTCATCGCTGTTCGGGTCAAACCCTTCTTCGTTGACAAGGTTATTATGAACAACAAATGCGGCTTGAGTCATAATTTCATCATCCCCAAACCAAGAATTTTTCTCCGCCCACTTTTCCGCTTTCGGATCAGGTGCGGCGGCAGGTTGTGCCGCCTGTTGCTGCACTGGTTCTTGTTGCACTGGTTGTGCGGCAGGCTGTTCCTGACGTTGTTTTGCTAAACGGAACCGCTCTTCCTCAATAGAAATTTTAGACAAGGCTTGTTGTGCAGAAAACATAGCATCAACATCGCCGCGCTCATGAGCGTCACGATAGGCTTGCTTCGCAGTCGTTAGCTGAGACTCAATACGAGTGCCGTACTCATTCAAATAACCAGTATCAAGGTTTGTAAGTTTGGCTTTTAGTGACTCGTTCTCATCTTTAAGAACTTGAGCGACTCGAGCGGCTTCTTCTTTATCCCGCTCCGCATAACGATACTTCTCCGTTAGCTTCTTGATTCTTTTCTGTACACCCTTGCTGTAGGTGTCAAGTTCCTCTTCGGAAGCCTCTGTCTCAACTACAGGAGCTTCTTCTTGCGCCGTAGATATTGTCTCTGAAACAACGGCTTTTTTACTGTCATCTACTGTGACTTCTACGTTTTCTTCTTCAACTGCTTGTGCTTCAGCCATCATAAGCTCCTAAACCTGTTTAACGTCATCGGGTTCCAGAATAGTAGCGATAACCTCGTCATCATTGATGATGCGAACTTCCCCGCCATCTATTTTAAATCTGGAGCCTGCATAACGACCAATACATACCCACTGCCCTTCTTGGCACCACGGTTCTGCATTATCGCCAAACTTGTTTGGATCTTGATAAGCTAACGGTCCTAGCTTCAGGACATATGCAACAACCGTTGCCAAAGCCTCTCGCTCTCGCACTTCGTTAGGAATAATAATTCCACTCTCCGTCTTTCCTTTTCCCTGATAAGGCATAACAAGAATCCGCCAACCAGTTGGTTGCGGAAGCCGTTCAGTCAAGGATTTTTCAAGAAGGTTGGGATCAAGAACTTTTTTGTTCTCATCCACATAAGCGGTATCTAGCGAAGCGGTTTGTTTTTCCTTATTTGCCCGTGCGGCAACATGTTCAGGAACGTATAAAGTCTTCGACATCGTCAGTACTTCTCTCCAGCAGGGTTTTAATTTCTTCCTTGGCATAGACAAGGCCCTGAACCTCGCCAACCAACCGCTGATACTGTTCAAAGTTTTGAACACCACCAGATGTCATCATCAACGCGAGTTGTTCCTCACGTTGATGCAACAACTTATAAACATGTTTTGCGAAGTCTGCAACATCCATTATACAATAACTTTGATTTTAGTATGTGCCACTATAGCCTTTACCAGAGACTGCTATACCGCAACCTTTGCCCTTGCTTGGATTTGTAGACATAACTTTGGCACTACCACCACGGCGATAACCTTTAGGTTTTACCATGCCACCCATCATCATCTTCATGGAGTCGTCAACCATACCACCATCAGCCATAAACCCTGGAGCACCTGCTTGTTTTAAAATTGCTTCAATCTCGATGACCTTGTCATCATCTCCCATTTCCCTAGCATCTTCTAATAGCTGAAGGTTTTGTTCGATAAAAACATCACCGCCCTCGGCATACTTAACCATACCGCCGCCCATCTTGCTATTATTCATAGCTTCAAAGTCTGCGCCAGTGATTGCGTCACGAGGTTCTGCTACACGAGCAATCTTCATTTGTTTCTCAGAATACTTACTTCCTGGCATGGTTCTCTCCTACTTCTTAAAAAACTTGGTTGCGGCTCGTGTCCCAAATGATGCACTTACAATAATACCCAATGTGTACCTATAGTACTCCGGCATCGCCTGTAAAGCAACAAAACCGTCTTCTACGATCTGTCTGCCCCAATCTCCACAAAATGCTAGGATTAGCGGGACTGAAAATAATATGGTAAGCCACTCGTCTTTCCAACTATTTGCAGAAGCATCAGCCATTTTAAGATCCCAGTCGATCTCTCCCGTAGCTTTTTTCTGCATAATGACAGCTTCAGCTTTAGCCTTGGCAACCTTTGCACCTGCCTCCGCTTTTTTGGTTTCAACCTTACCCTCAAGCCAAGTTGAAGCAAGGTTTCCTAGTGGTCCTATGAGAGCCTGTAACAT